ACGGCTAACGCGCTGGCGTTCAGCGCCTTCGGCGTGGAGATAACGTGACGCTCCGCAATGCCTCCGCATCTCTGGTGAGTGCCTCTCGGCTGCGCGCTGGAATCAGTCGCAGCGTGCGGTATCTCGTAGCAGGTGGCGGCGGCGGTGGCGGTGCTGGCTCGCGCGGTGGAGCGGGAGGAGCGGGAGGCTATCTCGCTGGCACGTTGACGATCGACCTCGGCACTGACTACAGCGTTACGATTGGCGCGGGTGGAGCAACGTCTACATACAGCAACTCCGTGAGCGACCTGCGGCCGGGTACGGCTGGAAGCCGCTCCCAGTTTTTTGCAATTGTCGCTGCCGGTGGTGGCCCCGGCGGCGGCAACTCAGCCTCGGGGTCTGGCGCGAGCGCGGGCTCTCCGTTTGGCGGCCTATTGGCTGGTGCGTCACTCTCGGCGGCGTTCGGCGTTGGCGGCTCAGGCAACGCCGCCGGGGCGTCAACAAACGGTGGGTCGTTCGGCACCGGCGGCGGCGGCGGTGCTGGAGGCGCTGGCGGTGCGGCGACTTCGAGCGTGCCGGGAAACGGCGGCGCTGGCGTGGCAAGCGACATCACTGGCACCAGCGTCACCTACTGCGGCGGCGGTTCCGGCGCGAACTTCAACTCAGGCACGGCGGGAACGGCGACTGGTGGTGGCGGCGTCGGCGACAACCGATCGAGTGCCCACCAGTCAACGACTGCCGGAGCCGCAAACACCGGGGGTGGTGGCGGCGCGTTCGGCAGCGGCGGATCGGGCGTTGTCATCCTCCGCTACGCTGCGGGGCTAACGCTCACGGCGTCTGCGGGCCTCACCACGTCCACAACCACCAGCGGCAACGACAAAATCACGACCATCACCGCTGGCACCGGCACTGTGACGTGGAGTTGACGATGGCGCACTATGCGTTCCTTGACGAGCAAAACGTCGTTGTCGAAGTGATCGTCGGCCGTGACGAGGGCGAGGGCGTCGATTGGGAACAGCACTACGCCGAGGTGCGCGGCCTGCGGTGCAAACGGACTTCGTACAACACACGCGACGGCGTGCATCTCTCGGGCGGCGTGCCATTTCGCGGCACCTATGCTGGGATAGGGTTCCGGTATGACTCGCAGGCGGACGTGTTTGTGCCGCCGGAGCCGACGATCGACCCAGAAACCTCCGCATGAGCCAATCCCTGACCGCAGAGTACCTAGCCTCTCGTGGAGTGTGCTGCGGCATGAGATGCTTGAACTGTCCATACATACCCAAGCACCAAGGAGGCTCTCGTGTTCTCTCTACTTAGCTGGCTGATCTATGGATCGATCGTGGGCGGCATTGCGAGAGCCATTTATAAGGGCGACACTCCTCCGGGCTGGATTCCCACCATTGCCACAGGAGTGGCAGGCTCTTTTTTTGGCGGAATGATCCACTCCATGATCTCCGGCGGTAGGGAAGACTCTGCCGGGATCGTTTTTGGGGTGATTGGAGGCATTCTGGCCTGCTTCCTGTACTCGAAGTGGCAGAGCAATGCCTGAGAGGTTTGGGTTCTTCAAGCCCAAGAAGCCACCCGTAAGAAAGAAAGGCCAATCTTTCTGTCAAAAGTATGGGCCTCGGTGGGAAGAAATCAGGATGCGAGTCTTGATCAGAGACAATTGGCAATGCAGGCACTGTGGGAGGGTTTGCGGAGATAGGTGGGAGGCGCAAGTGGACCACATTGTTCCTCTCAAAATCTCTGAAAATCATTCAGAGGACAATCTTCAAGTCCTCTGCATCAGATGCCACCTCAGAAAGACTCAGCAAGGCCTCTAGCTTTCGATTAGAGGGCTTTTTAATTGTCTGGGTATGGTGACAGCCCTTTTCGCATCAGGGTCTTAAATCGCAAGCAGTGAATTTCATCCGGAATCCTATAGGGCAGTTTTTTTTAGAAGTTCCTCTGGGAGCAGATTCCAACATTCCTATGCAAAAACCTATGTAACTCAGCCTAAAACATGGAATCTCAAAATGCGGAGAACAGATTCCTTGGATTCCCGTAAGGAAACTGCCCTATAGGGAAAGCGAAACAAAGTCTTGTTCGCGACAAAGCTTTTGAAAACAAAGTCCATCACCGGCAGGCTCGCTTTTAGACTTGGCGAATTTTCCGGCACCAGCTTTTCGGGTTTTGTCAAGAGGGGCTACACTCGACATAGCCCTACCCCGGGGGAGTATCGATTTCTCGGGGGTTTTACGCTTGCCGGCCCACCCCGGGCCGCAGCGTGAGCGGCCGCAAAATTTTCAGGAGGGGGTTTTTGGCCTCCGACTCGATGGGCAGGCACCCTGTTCCCACAGCCATCAAGCTCGCTCGCGGCAACCCCGGCCAGCGTCCGATCAACTCCGATGAGCCCACGCCGCCGCCTGCCGACTGCACGCCGCCTGCGACTCTCAGCGAGGTGGGGATTGAAAAGTGGGTTGAGCTTACAGACCTCCTCACTAAGATGGGCGTGTTCACTCTCGCGGACAGGTCAGCGGTCGAACGCTACTGCCTGATCCACGAGCAGTGGATGCACGTGGTCAAGCACGTTCGCGAGAACGGGATGACCCAGATCACGCAGACTGGATACTCACAACTGACCGCAGAGGGGTCGTTGTTCAAGAGTCTGCCGAGCGACTTGCTCAAGCTGGAGCAGCAGTTCGGCATGACTCCGGCAGCGAGGTCTAGTCTCAAGGTAGCTGATGCCGCTGCCCCCGCCGACCCGCTTGACGCGTATATCAAAAGCCGACGCGCTTAAGCAGGGTCTCGACTTCTACTTCGACCAGCGAAAGGCCGACCATGCCGTCGGCTTCTTCGAGAACTTCCTTGTCCATTCCAAGGGCAAGTTCGCAGGCAAGCCGTTCACGCTCCTCGACTGGCAGAGGACAGACGTGATCGAGGAGCTTTTCGGGTGGATGAGAGTCGACACCGACACGCGAAAATTCCGCATCGGATACATCGAACTTCCGAAAAAAAATGGCAAGGCACTGGCGATAGACACGCCAATCCCGACTCCTGATGGCTGGAGAACGATGGGAGACTTGTGCGTCGGAGACTTCGTCTTTGGAAGCTCTGGAGCCGCTATTCGAGTCAATGCAGCGACTCCTGTCATGGCTGACCGGGAGTGTTTCGAGCTACGAGTGAAGAACAGCGATCCGATCATCGCCGACGCCTCGCACCAGTGGGTTTTGTCCGACACGAGCGTGGTCACGACGGAGGAGATTTCCGCATTTCTTTCGGCGGGAAAGCTGGTTTCTTTACTGACCGAAAGGCTCGTCGAGTGTTGCGCCCCCTGCCCCACAGCCCCCGTCAGGTGCATCCAAGTCGACGCCGAAGACGGAGTCTTTCTGGCTGGCCGAGGCTACGTTCCGACACATAACTCGACCCTCCTCAGCGGCATCTCCCTCTACACAGCCTTCGCGGATGACGAACCGTCGGCCGAGTGCTTCGGCTGTGCGACCAGCCGCGACCAAGCCGGGATCGTCTACAAGCAGATGGTCGAGCTTGTCCGGGCCTCGAAGTTCCTGTCCAGCAGACTGGAGATCATCGAGAGTCGCAAGACCATCACGTGCGTCCCGACCAACAGCTTCTGGCGTGTGATCTCCAGCGACTCGAACCGGGCTGAGGGTCTGAACATCCACAGCCTGTGTTATGACGAGCTACACTCCGCGAGGGACCGTCGCCTCTGGGCTTTCGCCCTCGGCTGAGAGGCCGGGGGCGAAGGCCCGGGGCAAAAACAGAGACGCGATTCGTTACGGTGGAATTTCTCGAAGCCAGAGCCTGATCCTGAGCATCACCACCGCCGGTGCGGACCGGGCCTCGATCTGCTACGAGCAGCACGAGCATGCCATGAAGTGCATGGTCGACCCGCACTTCGACCCCCAGTTTTTCGCGTATGTCAGGGCGGCTGCACCGGAAGACGACTACCGGAGCCCAAGTGTTTGGGCGGCTGCTAACCCGTCTTTCGGCGTCACGATGGACGAGGACTCTTTCAAGGCTGACGTGAAGGAGGCCGAGTCGGCGAAGACCAAGCTCTCAAGTTTTTTGCGATACAGGCTCAACGTCTGGGTCCAAGGCGAGGATAAGTTCTTTAACTTGACCCAGTGGCAAAACTGCCGGGGGAAGACCGAGGACTTTGGCTCGCACCGGGTCTGGTACGCGGGGCTTGACCTAGCACAAACATGGGACTGCAACGCCTTCGTGGCTGTCAGCCGGGGGAGCGACGACGTCTGGGACGTGATCTGCAAGTTCTGGATTCCCGGCGAGAATGCGGCCAAGCGAGACATCAAGGAGAACGTGCCGTGGACCCAGTGGGCGAAAGACCCAGCCACCGGCGTCTGCCTGACCCCGGGTGACGTGGCCGACTACGGGTTCATCCGCCGGGACATCTTGGCCTTCTGCAAGGAGCGGACGGTCAAGGTGATCGCCACCGACCCCCACAACAGCCACTACCTGTCGCAGCAACTTCAGGCGGAAGGCATCCGCATGCTAGGGTTTTCTCAGTCGGCGACTTCCATGTCGCCCTCGACAAAGCTTTTAGAGACTCTCGTCTCGCAGGGACGCCTGCGAACCAACGAGAACCCCGTCCTCGACTGGATGGCCGCGAACGCCACGGTTCGGGAAACCAGCGACGGCTATGTCAAAATCGTGAAGCCATCCTCACACTCGCCAGCACGCGTGGACGGCATTGTCGCATTGGTGATGGCTTTGGGCGTCGCCAGCGATGCTGAGTTGGCTCCCGCCCCAGTGGCACCGGAGATTTTCGTGCTATGAGCGAGGAACGTGTTCTCAGCGATCTGGTCTGGACCCCCGAGCGAGGCATCGAGAATCCCGAGGTCCGGGGCATCTCGTGGGAGAACTTCCTCCTCTCCGACGACAAGTATCTGGGCAAGTGGCGGACTGACTCCGGAGTCCGCGTCACTCCCGAGACCGCTCTTCAGTCAACAGTCGTCCTCGCGTGCTGCCGCATTCTGGCAGAAACGATTTCTGGATTGCCTCTCCACGTCTACCGGCGGAACGCTGACGGCAGCGACGAGATCGCCAAGGAAATCCCGCTCTACAAGATTCTGACCTTCCGCCCCAACGAGTGGCAGACGAAGGCGGAGTTCTTCGAGCAGATCGTCATGAACCTGACGCTCTGGGGGAACTCCTATACCCGCATCCGCAGCGGACAGTACGGAAGCGTTTCCTCTCTCGACAACCTGCACCCCAGCCGGATGGACGTCGAGCGACTTGAGAACGGCCGGCTGCGGTACAGCTACACCGACCCGGAGACTGGCCGGCTGGAGCGGTACACGCAAGACCAGATCATGCACGTCCGGTGGACTCCCGAGCAGGACGGCATCAAGGGCATGGTCCCCGTCGAGATCGCCCGCGAGGCGATCGGGCTGGCTCGCGCCTGCGAGCAGCACGCCGCGAGGTTCTGGGCGAACTCCGCGAGGCCGGGCGTCGTGCTTCAGACCGACGGCACTCTTACCGCCGAGGCGGCGGAGCGACTCCGCGAGAATTGGGAGCGGCTCCACAAGGGAGCCGACAGGGCATACAAGACCGCGATCCTCACCGGCGGACTCAAGGCCCAAGAGTTGGGCATGACGAATGAGTCCAGCCAATTCGTCGCTAGTCGAGATTTTCAGACCGCTGAAATCTGCCGCGTGTACCGGATCGCGCAACATTTGATTCAAGGCACGCCGGGCGGCGACCTCGAAGTGCAGGGGCAGGAGTTCGTGACCTACACGCTGATGCCGTGGCTCAACCGCATTGAGTCCTCGATCAGTCGCTCGCTCATCTACAACGACGACGAGTATTACGCGAGGTTCGATGTGCGGGGACTGCTCCGCGCGAACTCGACTGCGAGAGCGTCTTTCTATTCCACCATGATCAACCTCGGCGTTTTCACGATTAACGACGTGAGACGCATGGAGGGCATGAAGACACTTGGCTCCATCGGTGACCATCACTTCGTGCCGATGAACACGCAAACGCTTGAGGATGCGACGAAGCCGAAACCAGAAGCTCCTCCGGGCGGCATGCCGCCGGGTGGTGGCGGCGGAGGCGACGGCCCGCCGCCCCCGGTGCCGGGCGGGCCTCCGAGCATGTCTGAGGTAAAGACAGGCAAGGCACCGGTCGCCTCGCCGAAGGGCGAAGCCTCGAAGCCGAAGGCCGAGCCTGTCATGGAAGATGCCGTCGAGGAGTCGTCCTCCGAGTGGGAGGACGCAATCGAAGCGAGAGCGTTTTGCGCCACCGGCGAAGGCAACGGAGTCGACAACTCGTGCGGCGTTGGCGGCAGAGTCGACAACTCGTGGAAGAAAGCCGACCGCGAGTACAGCTACACGCCCGGCGAGGGCAAGAGTCCCATCGCGGGCGGCGATGACATCAAGTCGCTGAGCATCGAGAGTCCGAAAGACGTCGCTGCTGCGATGAAGAACTTGAAGGTTAAGAGCCTCACGGACGTGGTGGCGATCGGCGGGGGCTTGACTCGCGATGCCTTCACGAGCATCGCCTCGCCTCGACACGGCGAAGAGATTCACGTCATGTCAGAGGTTCCCGTCGACCCCGACGACGAAGAGGCCGGGTCGATGAGCAGCACCGTCTCTCTGGGCGTTGACCCGGAAGGGAAGAGGTATGTCGACTACGGCACGATGCACGCCAGTTCCGAGTCTGGCGAGGCCAACTTCTCCGGCGAAGACGCCGCCCGCATGAGTTCGATCCTTCTGGAGAAGTTCCCAGAATCGCTCGCCGCAGCCGAGAAGGCTGGGCTGGATTACGCGAAGACCTTTGCGATGGGGGATTCCCAGAACGAGTTCAAGGGCTATCGCCTCTGGCCGCAGTTCGGTTTCGACGCGGAAATCTACGCCGACATTCGCGAGAACATCCCGAAGGAGATCGTGCCGCACGACGATCCGATCACCATTCAGCAACTCATCTCCACCCCAGCCGGCGACAAGTGGTGGAATGAGAATGGCGAGTCGATGGGGATGACGTTGAACCTGAAGGACAAGAAGTCCGACGGATACAAGCGGTATCAGCGGATGGCGGCTCTCTCGAAGCGTTTAAAGAAGAGGAACGAAGGTCGGTCTCTCTACGACTACCTGTTCGGCGAGGAGCGGGCGTTCTGCGCCACGGGGCCGGGCGGCGGAGTGAAGAACGACTGCGGCTCGAAGGACGGCGGCGGAGAAGTCACCGCAGCCGACGCTCGCGCGAAGTTTGAGAGATACCGGCCGTTCAAGTCTGTCGGAGACTCGAAGAACTCTGAATTCATTCGAGTCCCGAGTGACGAGGAGGTGTCCTCTGCGCTCACGGATGCAGACGTTCAGCAAAGCAAGATCGGCGCAAACCGAGAGCTTGCCAACGATACGCCAGTGGCTCTCCGGATTGACATCCCAGCTTGGACGAAATCAGAAGGCAAGACCTACGTGGTCACGGTTCACGAGGGAAAAAACCCTGACAACAAAAAGCCTTTTGGGCCTGTCATCGGCTACGACTCCGTCGCCAGACTGAGCGGTCCTGTTCGCTTCTCTGCGAACGACGAGGACAGGGCGCAGCAAGTGGCGGAAGGGAAGAGCAAGACCCCTCTCGCGACAGTGAACGGAAACTTTTCCAAGAGCAGAGATATACCCAGCGACATCGACTCGTGGACTCCGGTTGGATACGACCCGCAGAAGGCGGTCTACTTTTACGACAAGAGGACTGGCCGTGAGGTTGTCGGAGGAACTGACGCCGTCAGTGTCGGCAACACTGTCTTCACTCGCCAGCCCAGCTACGGGCCTCGCAACGCCAAGACTCATTACCGCTCAGCGGACGAGATGTTCGCCGTCGACTCGTGGGGCATTGAGTCTCGCGGCTTCTGCCCGACCGGCGAAGGCGGCGGTATCGACAACTCGTGCGGAGGCGGCAGCGGCGCATCTGGTTCGCCAGCGATCTCAATCGAGAAGCTCGTCGAGAAGATTGCCAGCAACCCGGACGGATTCACTCTCGATCCACTCTCTGCGGACTCACCTCCCGACGGAATCATGGTCAGTGAGTTTCAGAACGACACCGTTCGCTCGATTACGATCAAGGCTTCTGAAATAGATTCGCCCAGCGGCGTGAAGAAGTTGTCGCAGTGGGTCTCAGACAACGCGGACATGCTTGTTGGTCAGGCAGACAGGTTTGTCGGCGGGTGGAGAACGGGCGAAGATTTCTACATCGACGTCTCGACGAGATTCCCGCCCGAAAAAGCCGCAGAAGCACTTGAAGCTGGGAGAAAGGCGGGCCAGCTTGCAGTGTTCAACCTTGGAACATTCAAGGAGACTTGGGTCCAGTACGACCGCGACGACGACCGCAAGCCCGCCGACTACGACAAGAAATTCGCCAAGGCGAGAAAGGATTCGCAAGAGAAGCAAGTGTACGACCCAGACACTCCTGCGATTCAGGATGAAGACTGGGCGAAAGACTTGTCTAGGCATGGAAAAACCACGGTCAGGGCGTATAATTTTCAGTCCGAGGAGGACGCAAGCCATGAGCAAACAAATCCAGCGGTTCGATGTGAAGGGCAAGCAAACGATCATCGAGACGTTTCGCGCGATGCGAGCATACTTCGAGCGGGTAGCCGAAGCGAAGGGCAAGAAGCTCGACCCAGCGTGGTACGACGACGGTCCGGAAACGCTGCCTCACCTCTGGAAGGATCAGCCGGAGATTCTCGCGAGCGTCGGCAAGCGTCAGTAGGCATCGAAGATCGCGGCTTCTGCCCCACGGGCGAAGGCGGCGGAATCGACAACTCGTGTGGTGGCGACTCTCCGACTGACTCCTTCGGAAACATCATCGGCGCAGCGATGCGTTCGCCGTCGTCCACGATGGGAGGTGGCGGCGGAGTTAAGGCCGACACTGGATGGAAGAAGACTGACTCCCCATCCGTCTACAGTCAGGAGCAACTCAAGAGTAGCCCCCCTGCTCGCTCTCTATCTGGCGTGAACACGGTTGCCGTCATGAACGGCAGGACGCTCGCAGCGTCTCTTCGCGAGACAGGTGTAACGCTCGATCAAGCCGCGAAGGTTTGCGGCAATCTGTCGCCTGAGTCGAACATTGTGATCGCTCATGGTGATCTCAAGGAGATCACGGAATGGGTTGGCGATCCGTCTCTCGCCGGCGACCCGCAGCCGAGGGTGACTGTTGTCTCCAAGCAGCCGTTTGGTGGTGTGGAGGACGCAGTCGGAACTGTTGCCACGCTAGAGAGGACGGAGGACGACGAACTTCTTCTCAATTACACAATGTTTAGCGTGGCACCGGGGGTTCAAAGGGAAAACCCTGTCGCCGTTGCTCGCGGCCTCTACTCTGGCGTCGTGAAGAGTATCAGCGAGGCCGAGAAGATTGGCGTGTCTGAGGTTGGCATGCTGGCCGCAGGCAGCGACAGCAATGACGAGTTCAAAGGCTACCGCATTTGGCCTAGGCTTGGATTCGACGGAGTTATTCCTCGAAGCAGAATCACGCCAACGTACTCACTGCGGCTTGGCTTCTTCGAGAAGTACGGAAGCAATCTCTCCGACGCAATCCTGTCGCCGAGGGCACGGGAAGAAAAGAAGGCCGGTGCCCTGACGATCCAGTCTCTCTACGACACGAAAGAAGGGCAGCGTTGGTGGGAGGAGAATGGCGGCTCTATGGGCATGTCGTTGCGGATCGGCGACGACAGCGACCCGGGCTGGCAGCGATTCAAGAGGATCAGCGAACGAGTCTCCGACAGAGACATCATTGACGTCCTCGAAGTTGAGTGGCGTTGCATTCGCGAAGAGGTCGAGCAGCGTGGCTTCTGTGCCACGGGCGAAGGCGGCGGCATCGACAACTCGTGCGGCTCTGGCTCGCCAAAGATGGCACCAGACCGCGACATGGGCTCCCCGGCCGCGAAGAGCATGCCGGCCAGCGTCAGAATCGAGTCCAGCGAGAAGCTCCAGAAGTCCATCTCGACGATCGGGGCAAGTAGCGTCGACGACATTGTCGCTCTTGGCGGCGGCAACCTCAGAGGCTCTCAGGTTGCTATCGCAGCCGATCCTGAGCCAGACGGCACAGGCTCCACTTACGTGCAAGTCATCACGACGGCACCAGTCGAAAGAGATAACTCTTCCGCAGAGACGTTCAACACGCAGGTCTCGATATCGGTCGGCCCGAATGGCAGAGAGATCGGATTTGAGAGCCTTGGCCTGAGCGGCCACGGCCAGATGACGAAAGCGAACGAGCAGAAGGTCATGTCGCTCGTCTCGGAGAAGGTGATCGAGTCGATCGCAACGGCCGAGAAGCTCGACTTTGACAGAGTCACGACGTTCGCAATCGGCGACTCGAAGAACGGCTACAAGGGCTATCGACTGTGGCCGCAGTTCGGCTTCGACGGCGACATCCCGCGAGATATCGTCAAGAAGATTCCTCCGGAACTGATTCTCGCATCGAAGGGTATCAACCCGCCGACACCCGGATCGACGAGCATCCCCCACGATCTCGTCCTGAAAAGCCTTGCCTCCCGCCACCGCGACCTGACGATCCAAGAGTTGCTCAAGACTCGCGAGGGCGACCGTTGGTGGGACAAAAACGGCGACGACATCGTGCTGAAGTTAGACCTGAAGGACAAGTCGAGCCTTGGGTATCAGCGATGGGAGAAGATGAAGTTGCGTCTGGATAAGCTCAAGGAGAGAAACCAGACCCGGTCTTTCTTCGACTCGCTCGTGGAAGAGCGGGGGTTCTGCCCGACGGGCGAAGGCGGCGGCATCGACAACTCTTGCGGCAGCGGGGACGGCGGTCCGACGGACGCTTTTGGCGGGAAGGTTGGCGGCTTTTCTCGCACGGGCCCGGCTGTTGGCGGTAGGGCTCCCGTTGAGCAAGTGCAGAGAGTCGCCGGGACGCCAGTCGCCAACCCGGCCCACGAGGCTGTTGTCTCTCCACCAACGGCGAGGAGTAGCGACGGCAAGACAATTGAGTCAACGTCAGTCGCATCACGCGACGTGCCCGGAGACATCTACTCTTTCGGTGGCCGAGAATACGTTAGCACGGTCACTGTCGGGCAATATTTGACAGAGAAGCAAGCTCAGGACCGAGGCGGAGTGACTATTGACTCTTCTCGCCCGCTCACTGGCGACAACCGGCAGTACGTGATCGACGCCCATGTCCAGCAGGTGCAGTCGGCCACAGATCGCGGCATCGTCCCTGTGTTCTACACGCCGGAGGAGCGTCAACGTCAGATCGAAGAGTACAGCGCCATCGAGCCAAGGATTCTTGGCGGTCGCGCGAACGCTGGGTTCGAGGTGACTCCCGAGAATGCGGAGTTCATGTTCAGGGCTGTTCAGGCTGTGACAAGCTCGAACGCAAGCCCGGAGGCGAACATGAAACGCACTCAGGCCGTCCTTGACAAGTTCTTCAACGGAGACGGACGCGTCGCGACGTCCACTGCGTTTGGCGTGACTGGTCAAGCCATCATCAAGTCGCTCTCACGATTGCAGACGATAGTGGACAGGGTCGGTCTCGACGACGCGAGGGAGTTGTTCGTCAACAAGACGATGCGTTCGGGCGACATCGACGAATTCTTTAGGGAAGTTAAGGGCGTGCCGGGAGACAAGAACGCTTGGAAACCCAGCAGTTACCTCGTCGATCAAGAGGTTCCCGTCTTCTCCGTCTTCGGGCCGAAGTTTGGCACGTTCTTTGCGAACAACACGGGGCAGCTTGGTCACCTGACTGCGGACATCTGGGCGACGCGGACGTTCGGCCGAGTCACTGGAGAATTGATCCAAGAGGCGAAGCCAGACAAGGCGAGGTCATACGCCAAGGATGTTTCTAAGCTTGTCCGATCCGCGTCAGTGGAAATGCTTCACGGATATGACGGCAACCAGTTGCTCGAATCTCTCAGGCAAGTCGCGTCCACCGGTGAGATGACTGACATTGTTCGCGGGTGGGCTGGGGAGCGGTTGCGGCACTACTCTCGCGGTGACTTCACAGAGAAGCGAGGCACCGGAGGAAAGCTCAACAAGCTCGCCAAGAACATTGTCGAGAACGACGTCAGCCTCATGGGGACACCCGGAAGCGGCAAGCGAAGGGCGAACATGATCGACGTCTACGCTGAAGTGTCCAAGAAGACCGGCATGCCGGTGGCCTATGCTCAGGACGTGCTATGGCAGGACGAGCAGGACGCGTATGCCGCCGCTGGTGCGAAGACGGTGACGGCAGTCGGCGAGCCGTCGTTCTACTCGGACGTGATCGCGAAGATCGCGAGAGACCCCGAGAACAGGTTCCCGAGAGCAAAGAAAGAGAAGAGAAGCGTCGACGAGTCGGAAGAAGGCTACCTTGACGACTTTGATCGCGGCGGCAGGGAGAATCTCTTGTGGTTCGAGGCCACCTCTGGCCTCTCTGACGACGAGTTCGCCGACCTTGTCATCAAGTTTGCGAAGAATGGACGAGCCCAGTCGCGGTCCGCTCCTGTTGACGCCGTCGAGTCAGCGAAAAGCGCCGTCATCGAGCTTCGCTCTGCCGGCACAACGACGATCGTGATGCCGAATGCAGGCCGTGAAGGGCTCCACGTCATGGGTTTTGACGCGGATATCCCGCCAGACCTCGCTGAAAAGCTCCCAGAGTCGCTCTCGCACTGCAAAACGCTCGTCGATCTGCACGTCACGAGCGAGGGGCGCTCGTGGTGGGAGCAAAACGGACGTGACATCGACGTCTCGATCGACCTCGACGGCGTCCAAGGACGCATTTTCGACAGTTTCGCCGCAGAAAAGCGGTGGGAAGACATCATTGAGGAAGGAATTCTGGACGACTATGGCAACGCCTGAGAAGTATTCGCACATTTCGTTCGTTCCACCAGCCGGTGTGAAGCGTGAAGCGGCTCGTGGCCTCGCGATGAGGCGTGAACACGGTCGTGGAGGCACGGCGATCGGCATCGCGAGGGCACGCGACCTGTCGAATGGTGCTGAACTGTCGCCTTCGACCGTCCGTCGCATGAAGGCGTTCTTCGATCGTCATGCTTCTGACAGTAAGGCGGAGGGTTTCCGTGCTGGCGAGCCGGGCTTCCCCTCAAACGGGAAGATCGCCGATTTGCTATGGGGTGGTCGAAGTGGTGAGTCGTGGGCAAACAAGGTCGTTCGTCAGATGAATGCCGCCGATGAACGCACTTATAGTCCGGATACGGAGACCGCTATCCTCGAAGAGGAGGCTGTGTCGCAAAGGAGTGCAGAAATGCAGGGCGTTGAGCGTCGGTACTTCGGTTCGTTCGATAAGCCAGACGATAGCTCGCTGACTGTCGAGCATCGTGCTGACCCGGCGACCGGCGTCAAGCGAACGTACATTGTCGGCTACGCTGCGAAGTTCGGCACTGACTCGTTGCTCCTCGGCGATTTCATCGAGAGGCTGGCCCCGTCAGCTTTCGACATCGTGAAGGCTGGCAAGGACGAGAAGGGCAAGCCGCTCAACACTCGATGCCTCTTCAATCACGACCCCAATCATCTTCTTGGTCGCTTTCCGACGACGATGAAGATGACGGTCGACAAGATCGGCCTGCGGTACGAGTGTCTCCTCCCAGAGTCTCGCAAAGACATCGCCGAGATGATTTCTCGTGGTGATCTCAGGGGATCGAGCTTCAGCTTCGTAGTGGCTGAAGGAGGTGAGAAGTGGACTACTGAGAACGGTCAGTCAGTCAGATTGGTGACGAAGATCAAATCTTTGCTCGATTGCTCACCAGTGACTTACCCGGCCTACGATGATGCCACCGTTGAGATCGCAAAGCGGAGCTACGAGATGTTCTCCGCCGAGACGAAGCAAGCCGTCGAGGTTCGCTCGAACGTCTCTAGCGAGATCGAGAAGACTCGTGCATTCCTCGAAGAGCGGCGTGGCTTCTGCCCCACCGGCCCCGGAGGCGGCATCGACAACTCCTGCGGCAGCGGTTCGTCTGGTGCTGCAAACAAGGAAGATTCGGCGTGGCGTGAGGGCGGCAAGGTTGGTGCCGTGATTGGTGCTGCCGCTGGCCTAGTCGCTGGTGCCCCCGGATTCGTTGCCGGTGCCGTTGCTGGTGCTGTTGCCGGTGCCGTCGGCGGGATGTTCGGCAAGCAGTCGCAGAAGCCGCTCGAAGACGCGTACAAGGCTACCGGCACGTCTCTCGCAAAGGCAGACAAGGTCGCAAAGATTCTCGATAAGCCGATGGTTGTATCGGCAGGCAGCGGCGGCTCGCTCGTGATGACAGGCGGCGGCGTTACGGTCGAGGTGCATCCGGGCGAGAAAGAAACCGGCGTTCCGAAGTACATGGTGATGAAGGGCGTCGGCAGTGCGATCGGCGGAAAAGGCACGGAGAGTGCCGGAAGACTCGCCGCCTCTGTCACTAAAGCTGCTAAGCAGATGGGCGTTGACATGGTGATCGTCAGCGTAGACGGTGCCACGGACGGCCAGAATGTCGGTGCTTTTCAGGACGCTGGCTACTCCTACTCGCTCAGCGACGACGCCACTAAGGTCACGCTCACCAAGGACATCCCAAAGTCCAAGTCTCGCCGGTCTTACGAAGAACTGATGAGGTTCTACGAGAGCCGTGGCTTCTGCCCCACTGGCTCCGGCGGTGGAGTGGACAACTCGTGCGGAAGCGGCGTCAGCGTCGGCAAGCAGTCGTCCGACAAGTACATGGAGTGGAGCAAGGGCAAGGACAAAGAAGCCCAAGACTTCATCGACAAGGCCCGCAAGGATCAGACGATCGCCGCCGGTAAAGACGGCGGCAAGTCGGATGACGGCGGCGGTGTTCAGACGTGGAGCAAGGGAGATAGCTTCCCGTGGACGGTCAAGCAAGTCGGCGACACCGACGGCCACGTCCAAGGCCAGCACCCGGATGGCAGCAAGACTGAGAAGTACCCGTTCAAGGGCGGCAAGACTTCCGACGCACTCAAGAAGGTCGCCGACGAGATCAAGCGTCGCAAGGACTCCCGTGCCGATCAGGTCGTTGCCGAGACTCTCAAGTTCCTCAAGGATCGGCGTGCATGATTTCGGCACGCTACGCCTCGCTGATTGCGTTTGCTCAGTCTCGTGGCAGCGACTGCGGTCGTGATGCTGACGGCAAGTTTTCCAGCGGCAATAAGTGCGCCGTCGAAGTCGCCGACGTTTCAAAGGCTGCTGGCTCTATAGCTCCAGTTGCAGCCAGCGCGTCCGTCGGAGCGGCGATCGGCTCCGTGGCGGGCTTGCCCGGAATGGCGATCGGCGGCGCGTTGGGGGCAGTTTTTGGTGCCGTTCACTCGTATTTCATGAAGAGCCACTCGGAGATGGTGGCAGACGCGCAGAAAACGGTTGGCTTGACCGGCAAACAAGTCGATAGTCTCGCTCGTGCATTGGGAGCAGGAGATAAGGAAAAAGCCTCTGGCTTTGTTACGACCGCAGACGCGTTTGGAATTTGGGCACCAAACGACGACATCGCTCTCGTTACTGACTCAAACCCTTTCAACAGAGGCGAGGGTGACGATTCAAGGCATCTTCACTTTGAGCCGACACCAGACACGATGCGATCTGGAGCGGCTGCGACCGTCGCGGAAAAGGCGGCTTCATCTGTTGGCGCAAAGACTGTGACCGTCTCTTCCCGTGGGCCGATTTCAGCCAAGTCACTGGAAGAAGCTGGATTCAAAAAGATTGATCATAAATCGCAAATGATGGAGTGGTCTGGAACTTCTGTTTATCAAAAGAACATCGGAGTCAGGCCCAGCAAGCGTGCCTTCTGCCCCACCGGAGAGGGCAACGGCGTCGACAACTCGTGCGGCTCAGGCCAGTCCTCGCAGTCTTTCCCGAAAGGCTCTCAGAATCTCAGGGACGCCGTCGATTCGGTGACCCCTGCCCCGGAGCAAGTCTGGGACCGCTCGAAGGGCTTGGCTGAGACTCCTGCCCCTAAGCAGATGGACGACATCGCCAGCGAACAGACGAGCTACTCAGGTGCCGCACTCACGCCCGAGGCGGAAGCGTCTTACGGATCGCTCGTCGATGAGATCGGCAGGCAGTACGAGGCACTCACCGCCGCCGGGCTGAAGGCACGAGCATGGCGTGGCGAGGGAGAGCCATACGGCGACCCGCCGGGCAGCACGAAGCCCAACTCGAACAAGATGCGGGAAGAGGTCGCCAAGACTGGCGAGTTCTCTTTCTTCATGACCGACAAGGGGTTCGGTACTGGTGACGCCACGCCGAATCACCCGATGCTCCGCGAGACGAAGTACAAGACCGCCGACGGCGAGCCGATGATCGCGAACGACCTGTTCCGTGTCGTCCACGACATGGTCGCGCACGTGCGAGGCGGCTACTCGTTCTCGACGAACGGCGAATACAACGGGATGCTCACGCACGCCTCGACGCTTCCGGAGGCGGCGTGGCCCGCCCTGTTCGCCGAGACGTTCGGCCAGAACGCCGTCTACGAGAAGACGAAGCAGTACGCTCCGCAGAACGCCTACGCCTCGAAGATCGGCCCGGAGATCATCCGCAGCGAACTGAAGAAGCGGACGAAGAGCAGCCGTGCAAAGAAGGACGACGGCGACGAGCCGCTGGGATACCAGCACGTCAAGTCGAGGCCGTGGCTGCTCACTGAATCGGCTGAGTCCCGCTCCACCGACTGCGGCCGCGACGACGACGGCCGCTTCGCTTCCGGAAACAAGTGCGGCGGTCAGGTCGACATGCCGAAAGAAGACCCACGTGGCCGCATGCGGTACGACAACGGCGTTCAGACAGACGCCGCCCGGAAGCTCTACCAGATGGGGTCGTCCGAGAAGAAGCTAAAGAGTCTCGTTGACTCGATGGGCGGCGATCCGAAGAACACCAAGGTCGACATCAATCCGCCCAGCCTGAATATCTCCGTCGCCGACAAAGATGGAAATAAACTCTTCCACGTCGACTTCGAGAACGGCCGGGCGAGGCTCTACCCGGCCAAAGACTTGACCCCGGCCGAGGCCACGAAGATCATGGACGCCGCCGACGAGGCCTTCGGCGGCAGTAATGCTGACACGAAGATCAAGGTCTTCAGCAAGGCGTCCGACGTTAAGAAGTGGGAGTCGGAGAACGCTGCCAAGATTAAGAAGTGGGAAGACAAGTACAAGTTCTCGACGCTGCTTCCACCGCACCAGAGGCCGAAGAAGTGGGAGCGGTCGATCTCCGAAACACGAGACGGCGACTGTGGACGCACGTCGGACGGAAAGTTCGGCAGCGGAAATAAGTGTCAGGAAGATGCGGCCAACGGCTCCGCAGTGAACGGCATGCAAACTCCAGTTTTGTCGCAGCTTCCTAAGAGCCAGCCCGGAGACCCTAAGAGCGATATGTCGTGGCTCTCTCCGTCTGGGGATTTTCATCCTGTCGAACGAAACCGAGAGGATGGAGGATATAGGACTCACAACAGGTGGGCGTTGGAGAACGGAGTTGAAGGCGGCGAGAAGGAGCTAATGTCTGAAGGCTGGATGCGAGTTGTCCGGATCGGCGACGACGTTTATGCATCAAGCGATTCCGGAAAGCGAATGACAGACAAGCAAGTGAAAAGCCTGAAAGACCATGCCATCTCAAGCGGTCACAAGAAGGCAATTTATGAGCCATACTCCGGGCGGGAAACAACGGTATGGAGTAGTGGGGACCGATCTCTCGACGCCCGCCACGCCAGCCTGCTCGCTTTCGCTGAGTCTCGCAACTGCGGCCAAGACTCCGACGGCAAGTTCTCCAAGGGCAACACTTGTGCGTCCGGTCTGGCGGCAGACGTCGCCACCAACGCGGCAAAGGGCGCAGCCGTCGGCGCGGCGTCGGGGTTCGGAAAGACGTTCACCCCGCAGGGCGCTGCGTCCGGTGCGGCCTACGGCGCGGTCGCCGGTGCCGTCAAGGGAATCTACGACAACAAGATGCGACCCACGCGAGTGTCGGCACGCATTGAGCGTGTCGGCCTGACGGACGAGAAGGTCGCTCAACTCGTGAAGGGTCTGGGCGGCACGAACAAGTCGCTGGCGTCGATGAACGGCAGGAAGGGGCTCACCCTGACGATCCGGGCCAAGGGCGGAAAGGTCTCGCACGTCGTCGACGTCACCGACAAGAAGGTCTCGATCTACCCGGTGAGCGGCAGGAAAGAGTTGACCGACGACCAGATCGAGAGCATCAAGACGGTCGCCGCCGAGGTTTCGCCGAAGGAAACAACGGTCGTCGTGAAGACAAACTCACTCAGCTACGCCGCGAGACTTGCCAAGAAGGGCTTTGCCGTGGCGGCAAAAGGCGCGGGTGCCATCACCGCCACAGCCATCGTTTCCGGGGTTGCACCGTCTGTTCCGGACGCCGTTCTGGGCGTCACTGACTTGGTTTTCGATACGCATTTCACGGACTCTTTTTACAGGAAGCCAAATGCAAAGCGGTGATAGGTGCCCGTGTGCAGGATGCACCGGCAGGATGATCACTCGAAGCAGCCGCCAGAGCGGCGACCTTCAGGTTCGGTATCTGCGTTGCCAAGTGTGCGGCCGTCAGGACCGCTCCATCGTTGCCGCAAACGACGTGCGGTCGATTTGCTGGCGTCGTGCCGCTCCCAAATAGTGTTGTACCGTACAACACTTTTTTGACCCTCATCTTCAGGGTCTTCGTGTTTTGCTCTTAGGTTGAACGTGTCGCCATGCACTGCGTGGCCGCATCGTTCAACCACTAGCAAGGAACACGAAGCATGGAAGCCTCGGCCAAGGTTAAGAAGCTCCTCGACGAACTCGCCGCCGTCCTCGCAGAGATGGGCGCGGTTCAGGAGACCGACACCGAGACCGCCGACCAGAACGAAGAAATGGTCGAGGCGAATGGCATGGATCACGCCGCCGCCGACAAGGACACCGACGAGGTCGAGGACACTCAGGAAGTCGAAGGCGAGAAGCAGAAGAAGCTTCGTTGCCTGTGCGAGCGTGCCGAGAAGCTCCGCGACCAGATCACCTTCTACGAGTCGGTCGCCGCGAAGGAGTTGGAACTCCGGGCGGTCCTCGACAAGTCCACCCCCGCCAAGATCGAAACCCGCAACGCCAAGGAGACGTCCGTGAAGATTTCCCCCATTGCCCTCCCCGGCGCAGGCCGACTGAAGAACTTCCGTGGCCCCAACGCCGAGGAGCGGGCCTACCGCGCCGGCCAGTTCTTCCGGGCGACCCTCCTGAAGGACTCCGAGGCCCAGCGTTGGTGCAGCGACCACGGCGTGGCCGAGTCGCGTGCCCTGAATGAGGGCATCAACGCTCAGGGCGGCATCTTCGTGAACGAGGAAATCCTCAACGAGATCATCGTCCTCGTCGAAGAGTTCGGCGCGTTCCCGTCCAACGCCCGGAACATCAACATGAAGTCGGACACGCTCATCATCCCCCGGCGGGTTGGAGGCCTGAAGGCCTATTTTGTCGGGGAAAACACGAGCGTGCAGGAATCCGACGCCGCGTGGGATCGCGTGCAGCTTGTCGCCAAGAAGGCTGCGGTTGCCAGTCGCATCTCTTCCGAGATTCTGGAAGACTCGTCCGTTCTGAACTTGGCTGATTATTTGACGGGCGAAGTGTCGCGAGCCATCGCGGAACTCGTCGACGTGTGTGCGTTCGTCGGCAACGGCAGCGGCGACCACGGCGGTATCGTCGGCGTCGTGAACAAGATCACCGACGGCACCCACGCCGCCGGCGTGGTCACGTCTGGCAGCGGCGAGACTGGTGCGTCGAGCCTGAAGCTCGACTCGCTGATCGCGCTGGCTGGCCGGCTTCCCCTCTATGCCCGGTCGAACGCCAAGTTTTACGTGAATCCGGCCGTGTTCGCGGCCAGCGTGCAGCGTCTGGGCCTCGTCAACAACGTCGGCATCGCTGGCGGCAACACGCCTGCCACCGTGTCGGCTGGTGCCGAGATGCGTCTGCTCGGATATCCGGTGGTCTTCGTGCATACGCTTTCCAACGTGGTCGGTGCCGACCCCGGCGTCGTCAAGTTCCTCTTCGGCGACCTGTCGCTGTCGAGCTACTACGCGACCCGCCGTGGCCTGACGATCAAGCAGTCCACGGAACGCTACGCGGAGCTTGACCAGACGCTCCTCGTGTCCACGATGCGGTTTGACGCGGTGACGGCGGACTGCGGTGACGCGAACCGTGCCGGTCCGATCGTGGCTCTGAAGACTGCGGCCTCGTGATAGTACGGAAACACTTTCCCTCAACCCTCCTTTACAAGGATTTAGATCGTGAATCATATCGAAGGTACGAAGACGGTTGCGAAGGTTTCCGTGGCTGTGGCCGCGAATGCCACTCATTCGCATGAGATCGACACGCTCGGTGCGGACTACGCGAGCATCGACGTGGTGTTCTCGGCGTTCACCGCTGCCACGACCAGCTACGCCAGCGTGCTGAAGCTCCAGCAGTCGGACACGGCTGGCAGCGGTCAGGCTGACGTGAGCGGCTACACCATCACCGCCGGCGGCGGCGCGACGACTGGCGGCACGGGTGCCGTGGCTCGCTTCAACGTCGACATGCGTGGCAAGAAGCGTTACCTGACGGTCGTCGCGACCCCGGGCAACCCCGCCACGATCTCGACGGTGGCTCGCCTGAGCAAGCTCGAAGACATGCCGATCACGGCTGCGGCAATGGGCGTCAATGACGTCGTGCCGTCGGTCACGGTCAACAAGCAGTTCCAGACCTACTAGGCCAAGGACGGCCGCGACGGGCAGGGATGCCCAAGCCTATTTTCACTCTAGGAGGGGCTTGGAGTGTCGGATGCGGATTCTCGTCGGTAATGTCGAGCATGATGTGAAAGTCGCGGCGTGCCTAAGCATGCCGCGACTTGCTTTTACGGACAACTTCTTCACGGTCACCAGCACGTT